GCGGCAACGCGGAACTGTGGATCAGCTGGGCGAGAAAGAAAGCCGAGCAGGCGGCCCGGGAGGCGGCCGGGGAAGCCCCGGAGCCGAAACCGGCCGCTACCGAGACCGAAGCCGAGACCGAGCCGGAACCCGAGGCCCCTCCCGCCCCCCTTGACCCGGCTGCGCTGCTGCGCGAGGCAAGGACCGCGATGTTCCGGGCACGGCAGGCAAGCCGATAGGAGAAGCGTGGCTGACGAGCAGCCTCCAGAGTTCGCCTTCACGGGCTCATGGCCCTTTCGCGGTGAGGTGACCGCCGGGGGGCACCCGATCGGCACCGTGACCTCCTGGAGCATCACCGCCCCCGCTGACGGCCTCCCGCACGTGACCCTGACCCTGCTCGCTCCCGGCGCGCTCGCCCTGGCCCTGTCGGCGGCGGAAGTCGCGGTCGACGACCGCACCCGGGACGCGCTGGTAGCGCTCGGCTGGAAGCCGCCGGCGACCTGAGCGGGAGGCGCCCGGCATGACGCTCCGCTCCCGCCTCGCCACGTCCCCGGCGCGGACCGTCCCGGTGGCCAAGGTGTTCGGCCCGGGCGTCCCGCCGCAGATCGAGGCGGCCGAGGCCCGGGCGCAGATGACGCCCGGGCCCCCGTTCGGCCCCGGCACCCCGATCGGGCCGTACGACGGGTACTCGCGGCAGCCGCGCAGCCAGGACTTCGTCACCGGGGTCAACATCGCGACCCGGCCGCGGACTCACGAGCGGGTGTCATTCGAGACGCTCAAGGGCCTGATGGGCTCTTATGATGTTGCGGACATCTGCGTCTGGCATCGTATTGACTCCATCCGGGCGCTCGACTGGAAACTCATAAGCGCAGACGGATTCTCGGGCGACGCCACTGATGCGATAGCGCTGGGCATGAAGGCGCTGGAGAAGCCCGACCGGATTCACTACTTCGAGACGTGGCTGGGCAAGTGGCTTTATGACGTTCTCGCCTATGACGCGGGGGTGCTGTACAGGCTGCGCAACCGGGGCGGCCGGTGCATCGGCCTGCTTCCGATTGACGGAACCAGTATTGCGCCGCTGCTGGATTACTGGGGCAACCCGCCAGGTGCGATGGCCGCGCCCGGCGAGGCCCTCCCCGAGGCTTACGTCCAGTACGTCAACGGGCTGCCGTGGAACTGGCTCAACAGGGATGACCTGGTTTACGAGCCGTACCGGATGCACAACGACTCTCTTTACGGCAGGGCGCCGATAGAGACGATCCTGCTGAATGCGAATACTGATATCCGCTTCCAGCTGTACTTCCTGCAAAGGTTTACCGAGGGCAATCTTCCGGCGGCATTCGCGTCCGCCCCCGAGTCGTGGTCGCCGGACCAGATCGAGCAGTTCCAGGAACTGTGGGACGGCTTCATGCTCGGCGACCAGAGCAGGAAGAGCCAGATCCGGTGGCTGCCGCCGGGCTCCAAGTTCACCTGGTCGAATGAGAAAGACTTCACCGACGCATTCAGTCTCTTTCTCATGCGCAAAACGGCAGCCGCTTTCCACGTGGTGCCCTCGGATCTCGGATTTACCGAGAGCGTCAATAAGTCGTCCGGGGAGTCACAGGGCGACGTGTCGCACCGGGTCGGTGACGCCCCGTTCATCCGCTACATACAGCGGATCCTGTCGTCGTTCCTCCAGTGCGACCTCGGGCTGCCGCTGAAGTTCGCGTTCGACCTGGGCGAGGAGCAGGACGACCGGGTCAACCAGGCGACCGCCGACAAGATGTACTCGGAGATGGGCGCGATCGGCGTCAGCGAGCTCCGGGAGATGCGCTACGGGCTCACCGACCCGGTGCCGGTCCCGCGCTACATCTTCACGGAGAGGGCGGGCCCCATCCCGATCGCCTCGCTGCTCGCGGTCGCGGGCGAGATCGACGCCGCGACGGGGCTGCCCGTCCCCGGCTCCCCGCTGCCGAAAGAGGTGTTCGGCGGCACCGAGGGCGTCCTGCCGAACCCGCCGATCAAGGTCATGTCCCTCGCCGAGCGCGAGTTCGGCGAGGCGGCCATGCCCCCGGCACCCCCGCCGCAGCCGAAGATGACCCCGGCACAGGCGGTACCGGACGACGACGACAGCCAGGACACGGTCGCCAAGGAAGGCGGAGCCGCGGGCGGGAACGTCACGGCGGGGATCACCGCGGAGACGGGCCTGTACTCCTACGACCTCGACGGCGCTGTCATCGAGGTCGACGACGAGCCGGAGGAAGCCGCGGTCGCCAAGGAGCTGGCCGCGTTCCGCCGGTTCCGCTCCGCGCGCCGCAAGGCAGGCGAGTGGCGCGACTTCGAGTTCCGGTCGGTCCCCGTCGTCAAGGGCCACAACCTCAACGACGACGCCCGCCTAGCCGTCCGCAAGGACGCCGGGCAGGTAGCCGTCGCAGGCCTCGCGGTACTCGCCGCTGACACCGGCCGCGTGCTGATGATCCAGCGGTCACTCGACGAGGACGACCCGGCCGCCGGAACCTGGGAAGCGCCGGGCGGTCACCTGGACCAGGGCGAGAGCCCTCTCCGGGCGGCCTGGCGCGAGTTCTCCGAGGAGACCGGGTGCGCCCCGCCCCCGGGCGTGCAGACCGGCTCGTGGACGTCAGCGGACGGGATCTACCAGGGCATCGTCTGGACGACTGACACCGAGGAGTCGGTGCCGGTCCGCGGCGATTCGTGGATCCCGAACCCCGACGACCCCGACGGCGATTCGGCGGAAGCCATCGCCTGGTGGGATCCGGAGACGCTGCCGGGCAACCCGGCGGTCCGGCCGGAACTGCTCGCGAACATCGACGCCGTGATGGCCGCACTCGGCTACGGGGTGACGGACGACGCGGTCCCTGATCCGGAAGAAGTCGCCAAAGCCGGTGGCTCGCGCCCAAAAGACCCGGCTCCGTCCGGGAGCGCCCCTGACTGGCACGGATGGAAGCTCGACCAGAAGACGGCCGCGTACTGGGCTCCGAAGGTCCGCGACTCCGTTAAGGCCGCGATCCCGCGCGAGACGGCCCGGCAGATCGGCGCCGATTACCTCGCGGACCACCCGCAGCAGGACGGGAAAGCGACGGGGAAGCGGGACCGGAACAAGGCCGCCGCCGCGTGGCTCGCCGCCTGGCTGGCCAGGCAGGGCACCATCCTTGTCCCCGCCTCGCTCGCGCAGGCGATCGCCGCTGACGGCTACATGATCGGCGCCGTCTCGGCGGCGTCGGCGGTCAGCGGAGACCCGGCGGACACCGGGGACTGGCAGCCGGGCGACACCTCGTCTGCGCAGAAGCGGATCGCCGAGCTGGGCATGGCGGCGACGCTGCTCGCCCTGCTCGGCCGGGGCGCGCAGGGCGCCGGCGCTTCCGGGGGCGCGGCGGCTGCTGCAGCCGGGGAATCGGTCACCTCCGGCTATCTCGGATCACTGGCCATCATCCTCGCGGGGACGGACGCAGACTGGGCAGACTCCGGCGACCAGCTCGACGAGCTCGGGGACATGCTCAGCGGCGCTCTTGCCAGCGAGGACACCGCGGTCACGCTGATCGGTTCGCAGATCAACATCTTCAGCGGCCTCGCGGCGCAGGCGTACTACCTCGCGAACACGGTGTCACTGCTGAGCTGGATCACCGAGCATGACGACAGGGTCTGCCCGACGTGCGCGGCGAACGAGGCGGACAGCCCGGTGGCGGCCGGCCAGCCGTTCGATAGCGGCGACACCTGCCCTCCGGCTCACGGTCGCTGCAGGTGCGCGATCTGGCCGGCGGGCATGGGCGGCGCCTCCGGGGTCCCGGGCCTGCCGGGTGCCGGCGACCCGGCAGGCGATGCCGCAGAGGACGCCGAAGCCGACGCGGATGACGCGGACGAGGCGGAAGGCGGAGAGGCCGAAGACGCGGACGCGGAGAGCGAGCCGGAGAGCGAGCCGGAGAGCGAGCCGGAGAGCGAGGACGAGGAAGGCGAGAGCGCCGGAGCGCAGGAGCCCGGACTGCCGGAGCCTGCCGTGGCAGGTGAGGCCGCGGCGGAAGAGGCGGCCGGAACGCCCGCGGCGGATCCTCTCGCGGACTTCTCCCCGCTGGAGTTCGCCGGCAATGCCGCCGCGCGAAGCTGGCTGAGGGACAACACCGCGGACCTGGCCGAAGACCAGCGCGAGGCCGTGCACTGGTACACCGGCGGCGGGTCGGCCGCCGCCAACTCGCTGCTGCGCCAGGGCACGGAGCTGCCGGAGGACATCGCGGAGAACGTGCGCCTGCTCGACTCGGCGATGAGCCCGCTGCCCGACGACCTGGTCCTGACGCGCAAGGCCGGCCAGGGCATGTTCGGCGATGCGGACCCGGCTGCCTTCGCGACCGACTTCAGCGATCTCGTCGGCAGCCTCATCAGGGACGACGGGTACACGTCCACGTCGCTGGGTGATCTTTCCGGGGCCGGGAAGGGCGGTGTCGTCATGCACATCGCGGCCCCCGAGGGCACGCCTGCGATGATTATCGGGAACCTGTCGCAGAACCCGGAAGAGCGGGAGATCCTGCTCGGCCGGGGAATGGAGCTGGCAGTGACGAAGATGGAGCGGGCGGCGAGCGGCTACGGCTGGGAAGCCTGGCTGACGGTGGTGCCCAGTGGCTGACGACGCGCCAACGCCAGGACAGGCAGCGGGAACCGGGGCGGAGCCGGACGGCGAGGCAGATGTCCCGGCGCCCGGCACGGCCGCGGCCAGGCAGGCCGACGCCGTCTA